CATTGGGAAATTATGTCTGATGATTCATTTAATAAGACATTAAAATTAGTAATAATAATCTTATATTCTTTTGCTATCATTTCAGTAGCTAGTGAACTCATAGCAGGAACTTGGAATGACAAACCTGTTATGTGTGCAAAAGAAAAAGAGATGATGTATACGATACAAGATAAAAACGAAAAGTTATTATTTAATGCAGTACAACTAGCTAAAGTTAGAAGTAAAGAGGGATTACAAGATGAACCTGTTATGATACCTCTACAAATATATGCTAACATAAAAACTAAAACATATACTATTGTGGAGTTCCATCCTGAACATAGTATATATTGTGTGGTTAGTTATGGTACTAATTTAGATTTTACTTCACCAAAATAAATAGAGGAGAATAGCAAATGAACAATGAAGAAATAATATGGTTTATCATGGGTATGTGTTGCATGGCATTCATACTAGGATTTTTAGGAGTAGGATTATGAAATTAAAAGATTTAATAATAGAATACTTTGGATCATACGAGTTTAAGAATCTAAGAGAAGATACTAAAAAACAGTATGTTTACTTTTTATCTGTTCTTACTGATAGCAGATTAGATGATTCAAAGATTGGTAATTATCAGTTGAAAAATATATCAACAAAAATGTGTAAAGTAGTTTACAAGGATTGGTGTGAACGAGGTGTATCTTTAGCTAATCATGTTTTATCTGTGTCTAAGATTGCTATTAACTATGCTATTGATATGGAGTATATGAAGGTTAATCCTTTTCGTAGTGTTAAGAAGCAAACTACTAAGCCTAGGAAAGTTGTTTGGACTAAAGAAGATATACAAACCTTCTTAGAGGTTGCCTACTCTAACTTTGAGACACGTAATGTAGGACTCATAGCACAAATGGCATACGAGTGGTGTCAAAGACTAGGAGATATGAGAATGCTTACATGGTCTAATTTAGACTTAGAAGCTAAGACTATGCACATAGAACAATCTAAGAGAAGAGCAGAAGTTTTCTTACCTATATCTGATGGTTTAACTAAAATGTTATTACAACAGAAACAAGATTATGGTTTCCAAAAATATGTCGCACCAAGACCAAAACCATACCGAGGTGAGTATCAACCCTACTCATTGTTCAAGCTTCCTTTATTGGCGAGAAAAGTTATGAACTTGGCATCTTTGTCTGACGAACTAAGATTAAGTGATCTAAGAAGAACGGGTACAACAGAGATGGTTGACGCAGGTGTTTCTATGGCGAATATCATGTCTGTAACAGGTCATGCTAATCCTCAGAGCGTAAAACCATACATGAAGCATACCCTTGCTAGTGCTAGTCTTGCGTTGAATATGCGTAATAATTTGACAGAAAATTAAATCCATGTTATGTAAAACATTACCTATGCCCAACGATATATATACCTATATAACACATATTAATGTTAGTCTTGATGAAACAGTTAGAATGGATTGTCCTATATGTAATGGACATAACACCTTTACTGTTACAAATGAAATGGGATTCTTACTCTATAATTGTTATAAAGCATCTTGTGATGTATCAGGCAAACATAAAGTAAGATTATCTGCTGAAGACATACAATCTAAAGTGACTAAAAAAGAAGCAGAAAAAACTCTTCCCTACGAGGGAACAGATTTACCAAGCCATGTAGTTTCTTATGAAGGCAGAGATGATGTTATTGAATGGTGTAAACGTTGGGATTTAGACCCAAAGAAAATTGACATTCATTATGATGTCAAAGAAGAAAGAGTTGTGTTTCCTATCAAACATGATGGTCGTATTGTAGATGGTGTAGGAAGATCATTAAAAAATTTACTTCCAAAATGGAAAAGATATGGACAAACGAGATTGCCCTTTACCTTTGGTAGTGGTAAAGTGGCAGTAGTAGTTGAGGATTGTGTTAGTGCCTCTGTCATAGGCAGTGATATGTATTTAGGGGTAGCTGTGTTGGGTACTTCATTGTCTGAAGAGCATAAGAAATATTTAGCACGATTCTCAACTGCAATAATTGCATTAGACCCTGACGCTATCCCAAAGACAATGCAATTCGCTAGAGAACTTAGAACATTTGTAAAGGATGTAAAAGTTTTAAAGCTAAAAGATGACTTAAAATACTTTAACACAGAAGATATAATTAATTTATACAGCTTAACCCCAAAGGAGAAATCAGAATGGAGTTGTCATTAATAAGAAGCCTCATGGACAAAGAGTTCTATGATGAACATAGAGGTGCAAAATGTCCAAACAGACTATTCAATAAAGAAACAAGCAAAGTTAAAAAAGCAATTGATATTGCTATGGATAGGTACTCTAGATCAGTAACACCTGATGAGATTGAAGCATTGTTTATGGCTAACAATCCGACAATGACTACCTCTCAAAAACAAGCGTACTCAGTTTTATTTGCACAAATTAAAAACGAACAACCTTTAGGCAAAGACATAGCTCAAGAAGTCTTATCTAAACTCTTTCAAAGAGTTGTAGGAGAAGATGTAGCTAATTTAGGGTTTGAATATGTGAATGGTACACAATCAAGTTTAGAACCTTTACGTTTACTACTAGAGCAGCACAAAGATGACTTTACACCTGATTTAAATGTAGAATGGGATGATATGGAAATAGATACTTTATTAGCAAAAAATGATTTAGAAGCTAGATGGAATTTTAATATACCTGCATTGACTAGACATATAAGTGGTATCAATGCTGGACATCTTATTGAAGTTGGAGCAAGACCTAATACCGGGAAGACAAGTTTTCATGCAAGCATTATCGCATCACCAAATGGATTTGCTAAACAAGGTGCTAATTGCATAGTGCTATGTAATGAAGAAGGTTCTCATAGAGTAGGTGCTAGATATCTAACTGCTTCAACAGGTATGACTATGCATCAAATAAAGCAAGAACCAAATAAAGCTAGAGACTTGTATGCACCTATCAAAGACAAGATTAAAATAAAAGATGCCACAGGTAGAGATATGTCATGGGTAGAAAGTGTGTGCAAATCTTACAAACCTGACATTGTTGTATTGGATATGGGAGATAAGTTTGCTAGAACAGCAGGTTTTGCTAGACCTGATGAAGCATTAAAAGCTAATGCCATATATGCAAGAATGATTGCCAAAGAACATGAGTGTGCAATATTTTATATGTCTCAGCTATCAGCAGATGCCGAAGGAAAAGTATTATTAAATCAATCTATGATGGAAGGCAGTAGAACAGGTAAAGCAGCGGAAGCTGATTTGATGATTTTGATAGCTAAGAATCCACCTAAACAAGATGACGATCCCGATGCAGAAGATTTACAAAGACATTTGAATGTAGTCAAAAACAAATTAACAGGTTGGCATGGTACAAGACATTGTACTCTTAATTATAAGATAGGCAGATACGAACCTTGAGCCAATATACTTTATTTAAAAACTTACCCAAAGATGATAACCCAACTGAAGATGGTGTTGTATGCATTAAGTGTGGCATACGACAACCTATTACAAAGTTTGCTGTTATGGCATCGGGAGAGATTAAGAGAACTTGTAAATCATGTAAGAATGGACATAGACAAGTTATACAAAAACTAAGAAGAGAAAATTCATATCCTAATAAAAATTACAAATGTGGTATTTGCAACAAGACATTAGATAAACTTAGTAAGTATGGTCAAATAAGATTAAAGTCTTGGGTGCTAGATCATTGTCATGAGACCAATACCTTTAGAGGTTGGATATGTCATAAATGTAATACAGGATTAGGTGGGTTTTCAGATAATTTAAAGATATTAAAAAAAGCAGTTAAATATTTAAAAAAGCATAAGGAGAAACTAAATGAAACTAACGATAGACGTTGAAAATACAGTAACAAAAAGAGATGGTAAAATGCACCTTGATCCATTTGAACCTACTAATAAACTGATTATGGTAGGTATGCTTGAAGACAATAACAAAGAACATCTTTGCAATGTTGATGGCCCTATTGTAAAGTGGAATAATATCATACAAGATTGTTTAGACAGAGCTACTATCCTAATTGGACACAACATAGCTTATGATTTGATGTGGCTTTGGGAATCAGGCTTCAAATATGATGGCCCTGTTTTTGATACAATGTTAGCTGAATACATATTACAAAGAGGTAACAAAGCTCCTTTATCTTTAGAAGCTTGTGCAGAACGATATATGTTAAAGACACAAAAACAAGATACTCTTAAACAATATTTCGCAAAAGGTATGGGTGTAGATGAAATACCAAGAGAAGAATTATCACATTACCTAAGTGCAGATTTACACGCAACACAAGAACTAGCACATCAGCAAAATATTAAACTTAATTCGTCTGATGCATCTCTAATGGATACAGTTTTATTTACTAACAAAGTATGTGTAACACTAGCCAAAATATACAAGAGAGGTTTCAAGGTAGATGTTAATGTATTACAAGATGTTAGATTAGAGTTTGAAAAAGAAAAGTTACAGATTGAAAGAGCATTAAAAGAACAAGTAAGAGAACTCATGGGTGATACACCTATTAATTTAAATAGTCCAGAGCAGTTGTCATGGATTATCTATAGTAGAAAACCAAAAGATAAATTAACATGGCAGAATAACTTTTCACCTTATATGTCCAAAGACGATTTTAAAGCAAACATCAATGCTAATTCTAACATAGTTTACAAGACAAGAGCTATAAAGTGTAGAGTTTGCAATGGAACAGGATTGATGAAGAAACTTAAAAAGGATGGCACACCCTATGCTAGACCACCTAAGTGCCCTTCTTGTAATGGCAATGGCATTATATTTGAATCAACAGGACATATTGCTGGATTTAAATTTAACGCTCCAAGTGCAAAATGGGTTAGTGCCAATGGTTTTAGTGTGAATAAAAAGATGTTGGATACATTACAACATACAGCAAGACGTAATAATTCAATGAAAGCATTTAACTTTCTAAGTGACATTCAAAGATTATCTGCTTTAGATACTTATCTTTCATCTTTTGTAGAAGGTATACAAAGTCATGTAAAGACAGATGGTATGTTGCACGTAAGATTATTACAGCATAGAACTGCAACAGGAAGATTTAGTGGAGCAGACCCTAATATGCAGAATATGCCTAGAGGTGGTACATTTCCTGTTAAGAAGGTATTTGTTTCACGTTGGGAAGGTGGTAAGATTTTAGAAGCTGACTTTGCACAGTTAGAATTTAGAACTGCCGCTTATTTATCACAAGACAAAACAGCAATGAAGGAGATTAAAGATGGATTTGATGTGCACAATTATACTGCTGACGTTATTACTAATGCTGGGGAAAAAACTTCTCGCCAAGATGCGAAAGCACATACGTTTGCACCGTTATACGGAGCGACAGGATTTGGCAGATCGGCTGCTCAAGCTACATATTACAAACACTTCACGGAGAAGTACAAGGAAATTAGGTTATGGCATTCCCGATTGGCTAAAGAGGCTATAACAGATAATAAAATTAAAATACCCTCAGGTAGGGAGTATTCTTTTCCAAACGTTGTTAGGAAAGCAAGTGGGGATGTAACAAACTTTACACAGATAAAAAATTATCCTGTACAAGGTTTTGCTACAGCAGATATTGTGCCATTAGTATTGATGGAAATAGATAAACGACTTACTAATGTACAATCTTGTATTGTTAATACCGTGCATGATTCAATAGTAATTGATGTTCATCCTAATGAAATAGATGTAGTCAATAAGATTATTGAAGATGTTAATAAAAACATAGTGCCTATGATTAACTTACAATACAAAATAGATTTTAATGTACCCTTACTTTTAGAATCAAAGATAGGGGATAACTGGCTTGACACAAAATAAGAGTCGTGGTATAACTTAGAATTTTAAGGAGATAGATTTGACAGATTTAGTTACAATTCAAACAGATAATTATGCCAATATGGCAAAGGCTATGGGGTTATCTACAGGAATCCCGGGACAGCCAAAGAAAGTAAATAATTTAAACAGACTAAGAATTTGGCATTCACCAATCAAAAGTCAGCGTGAAGTAGCTGGTAAGATGATGAACATTGAAGTTGTTGAAGGGGGATGTTACAGATTAGAAATACTCAAAGACGAAACATCAGAATATGTGTATTCAACAACTGCTACAATCAGACCTTTTATGCAAAGATTTATGTATAGAAGATATGTCTCTTACCCTAATCCAAAACCGGGAGAATCAAAAGGCGAGTTTCATAGAACAATAATGTCTGATACACTAGCTATTGATTTAAAAGACAATCAAGGCAAATTCAACTGTGGCAAACCTACAGGTTATGTTGAAGATTTTAAATCTTTACCTAATGAGACACAAGAATTAATTAGGCAGATAAAACGTGTACGTGTTATATTTGGAACTATTGATTTAGATAATCCCGTCAACGATAAAGGTGAAACAGTTGAAGTTAAATCATCTATACCTTTTATTTGGGAAATAGATAATAAAACTGCTTATAAAATATTAGGAGATATTTTTGATCAATATTCTAAGAAACAAATACTGCCTTTACAGCATAATGTTACTTTAGATAAATTAATTGAGAATCCACTACCTAATGGTTCAAGCTTTTTTACACCTTCTGCTAGTATTAATTTTAAAAAAACAAATCCTGTGATATCAAAAGATAATGAAACATTTACATCATTTTTAGATTGGATTAAAAATTATAATGATTATATATACAAAGAGTGGGATGCCAAGACTAATGCTAGGCAAAACGTTATATCTTCAGAGGATAAAGACACTGTTGATGAGTTTGTTGACGTTGAAATTGACACTGAATAATTTCAATGAAGAGCAACAATCCTTTCAGTGCACATGGTATTAATTACCTTTCTCCAAGTAGTATCAATACTTATATAAGTGATCCACCTATGTGGATACTGAGATATTTATTTGGAATAAGAACTCAAGGTGGTGTAGGTGCACAGAGAGGAATTGCACAAGAATTTGTTTTAGCTAATAAGTATACAACAGGTTCTTTTGATTTTAACTTACTTGATACTAAGTTTTTATCTTTGTGTGCTGAAGCCAACTTAGAGTTAGAAGATGCCAAAACTGTAAAAGAAAAAAAGTCGTTACATGATTTTGGAAAGATCATTGATGCCAACTTTAAATATAAAAATTTAGAAGAGTATCAAGAAAAGGTAGAAGTTCCTATAGAAGATTTGCCTATTCCTATTATAGGTTATATAGATTTTAGATTTAAAAAGAAAATAGTAGATTTAAAAACTACAACTAGAATGCCTTCTAGACCTACGGAAGCACAAAAAAGACAGATGGCATTATACTCTATGGCTTATCCCAATCTTAGCTTAGACTTGTTCTTTGCTACACCAAAAGATTTTAAGAAGTTTCCGTTAGAAGGATTATCTTTTTACAAGAAACAATTAAAAAAGGCAGCTTTTGGTATTCAAAAACTATTGTCTATCAGCGATGATAAACATGAGATAGCTTCTCTTTTTTATCCTAACTTAGATTCATGGCTATGGTCAGGCACAAGAGAAGAAGCATATAAAATATGGAGTTAGTATGTCCGATAAAAAAATAGAAGACTTAAAAAATGACATTCAAACTATGGAAAAAGAATTAGCTGAAGCTAAAAAAACTCTTCGTGAAATGCGAACAAAAGGTTTGCGTGAAGCTATGGAAGCTAAAAAATTAGCAGACGAAGCAGTGAAAGAAGAGATGAAAGCACTAGGCTATGATTATTCTAGGTCTGAGTATCAATTCAATCCTTTCTCAGGTTGGAGAAGAATACTTTAGTGTCAAGACATAGTGCACGTAGAGTTGCATTAAAAAATGGTTTCAGAAGTGGTTTAGAACATAAGTTAGCTGAGTATCTAACAGTTGTATGTAAAACCACTTTTGACTATGAGACCATAAAAATAGAATGGGAAGACTTATCTTATCGTACATATACCCCTGACTTTATTTTAAATAATGGCATTATTATAGAAACAAAAGGTAGATTTCTACCCTCAGATAGAAGAAAACATTTAGCTATAAAAAAACAACATCCTAAATTAGATATACGCTTTGTGTTTACAAACAGTAAAAGTAAACTGTACAAAGGTTCAAAAACAACCTATGCTCAATGGTGTATAAAAAATAAATTTTTGTATTTTGATAGAATTATTCCACAAGAATGGCTTAAAGAAAAAGGTAAAAACAAACATCCAAAGTTTATAGATTTTAATAGAAAAAAAATAATAAGGAGATAGCATATGAAATTTAACTCAACATCAGTTTATATTGAACTACGACCTAGAACCTTTTCAGATTACCCCAAAGTTTGGAATGGTGAAGTTGAAGTAGATATAATAATGGATAAAAAGAATAAACTAGATGAACCATCTAAAGGTGATCTAATGCATTTAGGACAAATGGTAGCAGCAAGTTTAGGTTTAATGGAAGAAGACAAACATCTAGTTGTTAGATTAGAAGATTATATACAGAAAAGATTTGAAGAAGTTAGGAAAAAAGAAACTGTAAAAAAAGATAACGTTATTTATTTTAATTTTAAAAAAGAAAAGGAATTAATGTAATGGGTGAATACGCACAAGATATAAAAAAGATATATAAAAAATTTGGAGACAAATATAGAAAACAAGCACAAGAGCAATCTGACCATAAACAAACTATAGACATGGTTAATAGTCCACCACATTATAATGCATCAGGCATTGAGTGCATTGATGCAATCAGAGCTATGCTAGGAGATGGATATAAATATTATCTTCAAGGCAATGTTATGAAATATATATGGAGACATGAGTATAAAAACGGTGTTGAAGACTTACACAAGGCACAATGGTATCTCACTGAATTAATAGATGAGATAGAACCGAATGATAAAGATTAAACTAAAAGCTGTAATTAATATTGATGTAGACTCAGATGAATACTTCATGCCAACAGATGAAAATGTTGAAGAAGAGTTAGAAAGTCATATAAAAGATTGCATCTTTGATGTTGATGGTGTAGAAATAAAATATATTTCAATTACTAGGAGACTTAAATGAACAACTACTTACCCACAGACTACCAAAATTTTATAGCATTATCACGTTATGCTAGATGGAATGATGATGAGCAAAGAAGAGAAACGTGGATTGAAACTGTAGATAGATACTTTTCGTATATGAGTAAGCATTTAAAGAAAAAACATAATTATATTTTAACAAAAGCATTAAGTAATAAATTAGGTGAAGGAATAATTTCTCTAGGTGTCATGCCTAGTATGAGAGCATTAATGACAGCAGGTGTTGCTTTAGACAGATGTCATGTTGCAGGTTATAATTGTAGTTACATACCTGTTGATAGTCCTCGTTCTTTTGATGAGTGTATGTACATTCTTATGTGTGGTACAGGTGTAGGATTTTCAGTTGAAAGAGAAAATGTAGATAAGCTTCCTATAGTTAATGAACACTTTGAGAATAGTACAACAGTAATAACTGTAGCTGATAGCAGACCCGGATGGGCAAGAGCTTTACGTGAATTAATAGCTATGTTATACGTAGGTCAAATACCATCTCTAGATGTATCACAAGTTAGACCTGCAGGTGCTAGATTAAAAACTTTTGGTGGTAGAGCAAGCGGCCCTCAACCATTAGTTGATCTATATAACTTTTGCATTGCAATATTTAAAAAAGCTGCAGGTAGAAGATTATATCCTATTGAGTGCCATGATATAATGTGTAAGATTGGTGAGGTAGTAGTAGTTGGTGGAGTTAGACGATCTGCTCTTATATCTTTATCTAATCTTGGAGATGATCAAATGAGACACGCAAAGTCAGGATCATGGTGGGAGAATGAAGGGCATAGAGCTTTAGCTAATAACTCTGTAGCTTATAAAGGTAAGCCTGATATGGGTACATTTATGAGAGAATGGTTAGCATTATATGAATCTAAGTCTGGTGAACGTGGCATATTCAATCGTAAATCTGCTAAGAAAAAAGTAGAGGAAAATGGAAGACGTGATTCTGATTATGCATTTGGCTGTAATCCTTGTAGCGAAATAATTTTAAGACCTTATCAGTTTTGTAATTTAACCGAAGTTGTATGCAGAGAAAGTGATACTTTAACATCATTAAAAGAAAAAGTTAGAATGGCTACAATACTAGGCACATTCCAATCAACTCTTACAGAGTTTAAATATCTTAGAAGAGTATGGAAAGATAACACAGAAGAAGAAAGATTATTAGGTGTGTCATTAACAGGTATATTGGATTGTCCTATATTAGCACCTAATGAAGTAGGTCTATATGACACATTAGATCAATTAAAAAAGGTAGCTATTGAAACAAACAAAAAGATTGCTCAAGATTTAGGCATACCACAATCCACTGCTATAACTTGTATCAAGCCATCAGGAACTGTATCACAATTAGTTGATAGTGCTAGTGGTATTCATGCAAGACATAATCCATATTATGTTAGAACTGTTAGAGGAGATAATAAAGACCCATTAACACAGTTTATGAAAGAGGCAGGGATACCTGTTGAACCCGATGTTATGAAGCCTGATAGTGTAGCAGTTTTTAGTTTTCCTATGAAATCACCTAAGGGTGCAGTAACAAGAACAGAGATGACAGCAGTAGAACAGCTAGATTATTGGCTAACCTTTCAAAGACATTGGTGTGAGCACAAACCTTCTGTTACTGTGTCTGTAAAAGAAAATGAATGGATGCAAGTTGGAGCATGGGTATATGAAAACTTTGATGAAGTATCAGGTATATCTTTTTTACCATTCAGTGAACACACTTATAAACAAGCTCCATATCAAGATATAGAAGAAGCAGAGTATACAAAACTTATGGAAACAATGCCAAAGTCTATTGATTGGAGTAAATTACAAGATTATGAAAAAGAGGACACCACTAATTCTAGTAAAGAGCTTGCTTGTACGGCAGGTGTATGTGAAGTGGTTGATATTGAAGCTAGTTAAGGGAGTATAAAATGAGAGATATGTTAGTAGCAGCTTTAAAGTCTTATTATGTAGGCAACATAAATAAGCATTTGTCTAATATAGAGGTATATTTGCGTCAGCCTGTAGGTGCTGGAGAACACTCAGATATTGTAGAGACTATTGACAAAGAATTAGAAAAGGTTTCTATGTATGATGATAAGTTAATGATGCTTATTAAATATTTAGAACCTAGAAAAGAAGAAGTAGCAGATGAGAAAAAAGAAACGAAGTCCACATCTAAGTAAATACGATGCACCTTTGAGTATTCAATACAAAAAAGGTATGTCGGGATTTATAAATAATATTAAGACACCATACAATCTAAATACCATGCAGTACAGAGAGTGGCAAAGAGGTTGGAATGATGCATATGCCTATAATTTAAACAGAGTACATAATGCCAACAAACCTAGAGCGAGAAGCAAAGAAGTTTATGGAAGAAAAAAACAATACATTTCCTAAAAAATTAGAGGAAGTATTAGAGAACATAAAACTTATTCAAAGTTTGTCGGAGATAACCTTAAAGAAAATAAAAGATTTAAGTAACAAAAATTAAAATTATTTATTTTGGAAACTTAATTGTTTCACCTTTTTCTAGTTTTAAGGCTAAATCTAAATCCACATTTATGTCACCTTTTTTAAATAAAACTTTGCCTTGACTATCTTTTATATCTTCTGAGTATGTAGGTGTTAGTTCCACATCTCTTTTAAATCTTCTTTTAAATAGCCTAACTGCTTCTACTCTTGCTAAAGGTCTAGTTCTTCTGAATCTAGTTAATGACTTTTCATATATAGCTAATTTAACTTTATAATCTCTAATTTCATCCGTATAATTAGGATTATCTTCAAAAAAGTATTTAGCCTCTCCAAAATTAACTTTACTTTTCTTTACACTACGATCAATAAAATTTCGTATCTTTTTCCTAAGATCAATTTTATTTAATTTTTCAGGATCAGCATCATCTAATGAATCATTTTGAAGAACCGTAGTTTTACCTATTTCAGCTATTGTTGGTAGAACTAAACTAAGCAGTTTATTCTCTCTATTCCTAACAATTACTGAACCTGCTTTTGAAGATAATCCAAAAGTTGTAAATCCATACTCTTTAAAAAAGTCTGCAGGTGGTGGGTCATCTTCATAGAAAGATAAACCAGCAAGAACCTTTAATTCAGGGTTAACTCTTTTCTTTCCATCTCTGTCAAAAGCATATACTTTATCTTCTAAATTAGCTTCGTCTTTTGGTGACATTAGTCCTCTTCTTTGTAAAGGATTTAAGAACGATTTCTTGAATGAACCATAAAATGTTAAATCTGTTTCTGATGCATATTCTTTTACATTAGGTGTACGAATGCCTAAAGCTCTTTCTGCGTCTTGCACCATTCCTACTGGAACAAAATATCTTTGAGCAAAATTACCTAAAGGACTTCCAAAAAATTTACCCAATCTTTCTGCTTTAACTATGTCTCCATCGCCGACTATTTGAGCAAAATCAGATATTACTGTAAAATCTCTTCCTGTTCTAAGTGAGTTACCCAAAAATGATTCAGCTAATTCTTTTGCATCTAGCAGTTCAGTTGTGCCTAGCATAGCAAATCCTGCCTCAGTTTTTTCTTCCTTAGTTCCCTCTACACTATTATATCCCTCTAAAAACTTATTTCCTATTGCAGCTAAATGTCTTAATGGTCTAACTGGAAATTCAGGAGTAGAATCTATAACTTTTCCATCAGACATTTTTATTTTCTTGTAATCAGGATGTGAGTATTCACTCTTTCCATATTCCATCATTCCGTATAGAGCACCTAAACCTACTATATTTTTAGCTATCATGTCTCTATCGTTTGCATCTAATCTACGAAACACATCTCTTATGGGTTGTTTTTTAACCCCTAAACCCACCAAACCTAATGATCTTTTTATAGGAACTAGTAATGCTCCACTAGAATATTTTGCCATCAACTCCATTGAGGTAAACATAAATCTTGGAAAAGCAACTAGAACGGTTAATCCAGTTCTAGTTATAAAATTATTAATTCCTGCAAATGGTTTAAACTCTGGCTTTGAAGCATAAGTATTTCTTAAAGCATTTTCAACTGCATCAGTTATAAGTTCTTGAAAGTCTCTAGCTCCTTTTGGCTTAACGCTTGTTGAGTTATTCATAAAATCTTTAAACTTTCCTTTTTTTAATTCTGCTATAAAATCTAAGCCATACTCTTTTTTCACTAAATTTTCTATACCTTGTGCAAAGTAACTCCTTCTAATGATATGTTCTTGCCATCTATTTGGTATATTTAAAAAATCAGTTAAATCTTCTAGTCCACTTAATATACCATCCATAGCTTTTCCCATACGACTAGTAGCTTGCCCTCTTCCTGTAGCTGTTTGTATCTCGTTTAAAGTGTTAAATAATCTATTAAAGTCACCTGCAAATTCTGGTCTATCTAATATCCAATTTGTAAACTCTTTTAAATCTCCATCTTTAAATGACAAATCATCGTACATATATTTCATATGTCTAAAACTGTCCGACCAATTTGTTGGTCTAAAAAATTCATTTATTCCTCTGTAAGCAGAACCTACAAGGCTACCTTTTCCTGTAACAATATCTCCCATTCTATAGAGAGTGTTATCCATAACTTGTCCTAGACCTTCCATAGGTGCACGATATAATGCTGATCTTACGTTACGCATCATAGTAGCTATTTGAGATACCATTAATCCTCTTCCAATATTTACAAATCGTAAAAAGTATTTCCATCCTAATGCTTGACCATTTAACTCTTTATTTAATTTTAATTGCTCTAATGTTTCTGCTGGTGTTCTAGCTTTTTTCATAGCAGCAAATTTTTGAAGAGTTTTGCCTGCCTCAGAACCCGATCCAACTGTAGCTAATATATATTTCTCAAGTGACAAATCATATTTAGATAATAGATCAGCTAACTCATCACTCGCCTCAAGTTTTTTCTCAATTGTAACTCTAAACAGATCGTCAATTAATGTTTTACCTTTTCCAAAAGAACCGGGATATTTTTTCTTCAAATCTGATACGATAGCTACAAGTGGGTCTAAAGTTTCTGCATCCAATATAGGATTTGCTAACCTATCTGTATTATCTTTATCTATTCCAAACATATCCAAATCATCTCTTAGAGTGTCTTTAGAACTATCTATTGACTTTCCTGTCTTTACGTCTACTTCAATTCCTGTATGTTCATCGTATATTTTTTTTGCTTCAGACCTACCTACTGTTCTAGCTTTGTTTGGGTCTAATATTAATCTTCCTGCAGATATCTTAGATACAATCTTACTTTCATCAATTATATTATCAATATTACCTGTGCTTCTAGCACCTATTTTTTGTTCAAACCCTTTTATTAAGTCTTCTTTTATTTTTAAATTTTTCTTAGCTTTGTCGGATGCTTTCTTTTTTGCTTTGACGGATGCTTCTTGCGTGGCATTTTTCATTCCTTTAACATTGAATTTTCTATTTTCAATCATCTTATTTTTAACTGCCATTTTGATAGCTTGTTTCTTTTCTTTTAATGCTTGCCTTATCAATTGATCTGTCATTTCAGCTGCAGTTTTTACAGGTGCAGTTAATCTAACAAAAGGCACAGCTTCTGCTGATTCTAAAAGCTGACCAACATCTCCAGTAAAACGTTTTGCTGCTGTTCTAGGACTCATTTGTATTGTCTTTGTAGCACCTCCATCTGTAAACTCGTCAATGGCTTCGTGCACGTATTGATATCCATCAGCAAATGCTCCTCTCACTGTGGTAAAAGTATTCTTTAAAACTGCTAATGCATTTAAACCTGCTTCCCCAAAAACATCTCTATATTTTCTCATGAAAGGTCTATTAGATAAATCTTGTTTCAACATAGCTTCAGTTTGAGTTTTAACATCCACATAGCTTTTGTCACGCAATGGCATATTTAATCTTGCTTGAGCTTCTTTATATTTAATTAACTCATCTTTATCTCTATATCTAATGGAGTGTAATTCAGGAGCTAGAGGCATATTTATTTGAGTGTTTTCATCAGTGGCATAATCAACTATTTCTATTATGCCTGCTTCTTCAGCACCTTTTTTGTCCACAAGAACGCCATCTTCAAAATATGCTGGATGAGATTTAGCATACTGCTGTATTAATTCTTCTTGTGTTTTTTCAGATTTTATACTAGGGATTGTTTTGCCATCATCATTAATGTGTGCATTTAAATTAAAAAACACATCAGGAGGCATACTCATAGGGGATGTTAAATTAATATTAGATTTGTTATCTATTTCTTCTTTATTGCCTAGATTAAAAAAATCGTCAGCTTTCATTTTAAAAGTGTTATTAGATTTAGGCTGACTATCTTCTTCCTTTTTTTTAATAGGTGTTCTATCACCACTTTGATTGAAGAAATCTTCTGCTGATATTTTCATTATATAACTTTCTATCTAGGAACAAAAATAAATTCGCCTTGATCTTTAGCTTCTTCTGCATTGGGATTAGTTCTTGTCCAAACACCTTTAACTTTTCCTTGGCTTGTGTTTGTTTCATACACACTACCACTAATTAATTTACTATAATTAACATTTCCATTTATCATAGGTGTTTGTGTAACTGGAACGCTATTTGCAAAAGTACCTACTGCAGCCATAAATTGATCACTGTTAGTGGCGTTTGCTAACATACCTGCTTTAACTAATCCTTGAAAAGCTCCAATCATTACTTTCTTTTTATTTTCCCTAAATGTTTCTCCTACATCACCCGGAGCATTAAGCATTAAAATACCATCATCAGAAAAAGACATTTCGTCATCTTTAAAATTAAATTTCCCAGCTGTGGTTCTAAATGCGTTATTATAAGAATTAACCCAATCACTTAATTTCCATTTACTAGCGTCAGTTTTATTCTTTTTTGCAATCTCTGCATTATTCTTTTGTATTTGTGAATCTGTTAATTCTAAATCTCTCATTAACTTTTGCATACTGAAAGTATCTATAGATGCGTCTTCTTTTCTTTGCACTTGCACCATTTCAGGCATAGCACCTGAAAATTTGTCTAATCCCGGTGGCAAGGACATTTTTATCATGTTTCTCATATCATCTTCACTTGGGGGTTTTCTAAATATACCTAAACCACCATACATTTTACTTCCCGCTATTAATCCTTCTGGTGAGGCATTGAAGTCTCCTAGTTGCATTCTAGCCATTCTAGTTGTTTGATCATCTAAAGTTAGATTAGTTTTTATACTTGATAGATTCATTAAACTATCTTTAACAAAATCATATTTATCATATTTAAAATTACTACCTTGCTTTAAATCATCTGCAAGTCTTCTCATACCCATGTATTTATCTTGATATGCTTTATTAATATTTTCTATTTTATTTCCGTGGTCGTTCATTAAAGCTACAGCAATCCTAACTTTTTGTTCCTTTGACAAATTTTCATCAGGTATATACTGAGATATAATTTGCTCAATATTATCTTTTGCTTTTCTTTTTATCTTGGCTGTTTTTGTAAGATATTCATCTGCACGAGGCTTAACTTTATCTATCCAACCAGTTAAACTATCTCTTAAATTCTTTTCTCTTTCTCTCTCTTCCTTACGAATTATTTCAGCCGCTGTGCCTCCAGCTATTAAAGCTGTTCTTAAAAATCCTAATCCCATTACTCTTGCTCCTCATCTTGTTTTGGTCTAGCCATTAGACCAATAGGTTCTTCGTCTTCTACCTTATTTGTAATATCATCCATAAGTTCTTCAACGGTTTCTTTATTAATAGTATTACTTTCTATTATTTCTTTTTCTGCTTTATCTAAATCAGCTTCTGTTATATCCATATCTGTGTAATCTCTTTGTGCATCCATAGTATAACTAACTCCCGCTCTATCGGCTAATCCTTTTATAAACTCTGTTATTATAGGATTTACAATAACACCGACATCTACAGTATGCTTACCTTCCATTACGCCACTTAATGTTAATGTTTCAGCTATAGTTGGTATAGCTACACCATTTTCTACTACAGATAAAATATTGTAGAGTAACTTTTCATCTCCTACCCTTGATAAATAAAATTCAAGTGTATCTTCAACAGTAGAATATTGTGGTGGATTTTGCCAAGGTCTAGCACCTAACTCATGTGTTAAAGACATTCCCGGAATGGGTGCATCTAATTGCGGCTCAAAAACATCTGACATTTATGTCTCCTTAAATTGTTCTCTTATAAATTTTACATACCTAGCACTGACATCTAATTCATCGTTATCTGTACTTACATCATCTTGTTTCTTTTGTAACAAGCTCTGTCTTTTTTGGACTTTAGGTTTTACGTTATTGAGTTCTTCAACTCTTTTTAATTTAGCATCAACTGTAAACCATGACTTTCTATTTGTATCTATTATTTGTTTCATATCAACCTCTAATTAAAAGAACATTTTACCTACAACACTATTAGCACTTGCACCTAATATACTACCAATTAAACTACCTAAACCTGAAGCAGCTTTTGCATCAGCTTCCATTTCGGCTGACTTAGCCATAGCATCTGCTGATATATTTGATACAGCTAATTTATTAATTCTATCTAATTCACTTTCTGCACTTGTCCATGCCCACTCCATGCTATCAGCATAATACTGCCATAGATTATCATAGGCTTGCTTTGACATATCTAGTAAAGCACTAGCATTTAATTCATTAGCTCTGTTTAAAGCGGCAGTGTCGGCAGTTGCTATTGTTCTTCTCCACTGTGCATTAGATTGAGCTATAACAAGTTGATTTTGTGCATTAAACTGATCACGTTGATTATTTAATTCTGCATTAAATCTCTCTACAGTATTGACTTGCCCTGCATTAAACTGTGATTGTGCATTAGCTTGTGTTGCATTAAACTGAGAAACTTGTGTGCTTAAATTAGCGAAGAACTGATCTACTTGATTTTGACTTGCAGCGTTAAACTGTCTAGCTGCATTTTCAGCCGCTTGATCTGTAAACAAAGCTTGTATTCTTTGCTGTGCTTTAAACATATTTGTTTGTTGTTGATTAGATAAGTTAGCCATTTCCATTTGTAAAAAGCTTTGAGCATTCATTACAGATGCTTGCTGTCTATTACTTAGATTAGCCATATCAAGCTGTGACAACGCCGCTGCTTCTGCCATGACTAATGCTTGTGCGTTAGATAAATTAGCTAAGTTCATACTATTTGCTGCACGAGAGTTTTCTAAAGCTATCTGTTGTTCTGTAGTAAAGTTCATATTAGCTATATCAGATATCTTTGTAGCATTCATAACTCTAGCTTGAAATGCTTGATTAAATTCTTGACCTATAAAGTTTGCTCTCTGTTCTGCGGCTAACATAGCTCTTTGTTGTCTGTTAGATAGATTTTGAGATTCAAACTTAGCGAATGTGCTTGCATCTGCCATAGCTACAGGTAAAGCTGATTCCATAGCTGCCTGAATAAGAGCTTGTCCAGCAATAGAACTTGATGACAATCCTCTTGCTGACATCTGTTCTGCAACTGCTCTCATAGCACCTGATGCCCAAGGAGGAGTGTTACCACCTTCAAATTGTGTCATTAAGTCTGAAAGCTGTCCTTGTACTGTAGCTTTCTCTGTTGGTGTAGCTTCTGCAGCTTGAATTTGCTCTGAAAACTTTGCGGCTTTCTCTGCATTAAATGTTGGTTCTATTAACTCTCCATCTTGCAATTCTCTTTGCATAGGATTGTCTAGTTTAATATATTTACCTTGAGCTGCGTCTAAATTACCAACACTAGATTCTGTTTGTTGTGCAGCTAAAACTTTAGCATTTGGATTGTTTGGATCAGTTTGAGCGGCGTTAACTGCATCTAAAGCAGTATTAACTTGATCAGAAGATGTAGATGCATTCATTAGGTTTGCATTCATGTCTGCAGGTTGATTAGCTAACGTGGTATTTGCTAATGCTGGGTCTACATTTATAGTTCCTGAAACTTGTCCTGTTCCTTGATCAATTGTTTGACTAGGGTCTTGAGTCACACCATAAGGAACAACGGTTTGTCCTTCAGTAAGTTTAGGGTCTTGCATTCTTTCAGCAGTAGTTTGACCTATAGTGGCTTTACCACCTTCTTGCATTTTAATTACTCCACCTTTAGCCATTTGCTGTGCTCTCATCGTAAAGCGATTCATTTCTTGTTGCTTCATCGGATTAGTTGCTAAGTAATTTTCAAAGCCATTCATCTGACCTTGATAACCCATAGAACGAGCTATCTTCTCCATCCCACTAGGTTTAAATGCTTTAAATACTGCCATTATCTACTTCCCATTAATATTTTATCTAATTTATCTTCTAGTCTTTTCATTGCATCCATGATGTCATGCATATCGTCTTTAACATCATCTTTACGTGCATACTCTTCACGTGTTTTATTTAAGAGTATTTGTATACGCTTTACCTCTTGAAACATTTTATTAAATGCCCATCCAAATGGTACAACCACCATTGTTAATATAATATTCCAAAATAACATTGCGTCTATTTCCATTAGTAATCCTTTATGTTAGGAAAATTATAAATAGGTGCAATCTCACCTATAGAGGACTCAAACAATTTTTTAAAATCATCTACAGAAGAACAAGCAGTTATTTTATCTTCTATAGTTTTGCAAGCTGTTCTTGTATCTGTTCTGTACTTTGTTATGTTATCAGGTATGGCAGTTCCTATATCTGCTTTTCTAATGACATACCAATCCGTTGATTGTAGCTGACTATTACAACTATGTTTAGTTTCACTTAACCAAAGAGTTTTTAAATCATCAAGATTCTTTTCTATTAATTTATTATCAGAATCTACACCACTATAAAATCTATCATCGTAAGATGTAATTGTAGGATCATCTTCCCAAACTAAATTCATTTTTACTTTATAATCACTACTCCATGTATTCCATGTAGGTGGGTATTTTAAACCTCTATACGTAAACATTTTACCTATAGGTGGAACAAATGCATTTAATTTTGCTATATCATCATATTTTGTTTTCCAAGGCATTGTTTTCTCCTATCTAGCGTTGTTAAATTTAAACGGATTTGAAGCAAAGGCTAAGTACACGTAGGTATTACTCGCACCTACATCAGCGTTATTACCCCGAACTTTGAAGCCATTGCTAACAAAGTCTATGTTAAAAGCACTACCACCTGTAGCGTTAGCTGATGAACTAGGTCTCACTCCAATCGGTATTGGATTTGCTCTATCTGTATAATATCCACTATGTTCTATATCTCTTATTGTCCAATCTTCATCAGCATCTATATTTTTTATTAAGAGAAAACTGGGCAAAAACCCTGTGAAAACAAAGGCATTATCACTTGAAGAATTATTACCTTCGTAGCTACCTATTTTACTGAATCCCTCAACCGATTTAAAACAGTAAGCTGTGTAAGTTGCATTACTTGAGTTTACTCCAGACGATGTTCCAATAGAAACAACAGTAGCTGTGGGCGATGTATTATTCCAAATAGTTGAGCTAGTAATTAAATCACTATCTGTGTTTAGTTGTAAATATTTAGTATTTCCAATAGTATTAAATTCTCCAACTGTCCAATTACCAGATACATTTGTTTTCTTTAGCAATATCATCTCTGGTGCAGAATTTAACCCATGTCCAAATGTTCCATTAACTGCAGTAGCAGCATAAGATACAATGCTAAACCCCGCAGTATTATTTGATTGCACCTTAGATTGTATAGTGCCTTCAAAATTAGAAGAACCTTTGGTGCTGTTAGTGTTTATAGATCCACCCATACCTCCGTGTATAGAACACCAATAATATAACGCAGGTGCTGATGAAGGCACAGTAAATACCAATCGCCTAGTTGTAGCCGATGCATACCCACTTGTGTATTCACTGTATGTTTTAGACACTCCGTCTAAACTGTACGTTATACCTGAAGTGTAAACAGTTCCATTGGCTGACTCTCCTATACTAAATGGATGACCAGAATTACTAGAGTCATCCATGTTAAATGTGTATACACCACCTTCTTGTAGGTCAAGCGTTACAGCTTGTTGACTAAAATCGTTAAATTCATATTTATTATTACTACCACCTGTTTGATTATTTCCTGTATAATCAACAACTTTTACAGTGTAAGTTATATTAGGTGTAGAGGTATCTCCCTTCCAATTCCATGTTGCGTATTTAGAATTATTTTTGTTTACTGGATCATAAGTTGACGCACCTGATGTTACATTTATATTAACAGCAGTAATACTTGATATAACTCCAGTTTCCCCTTGAGTTTGTTCAATACCACCACAATAAGCTCCATACTCATCGTCAACATAATATCTAAAGTAATTTATAAATTGTATACTACCATCAGAATGAAATCTTGCTCCATAATATCTACAGTTAGGAGAACTAACTTGATAAGTATGAGAAAAAAATATATAAGGAGACACATTAGTAGCAGAAGGATTAACATTTTGATTACCTGCACTTGCTCCATAGTAGGATGCATTACCACCATTTGTCCAAGCTACATTACGAGTATTTACACCATAAGCACCAAAAATAGTTGTAGTATCAGCAACCGATATGTTGTCTCCTGCATTATATGTCGTACTTCCTATTTGAATGCTTATACCAGAGGGAACTTTAGGTCTCCATCTTTGATTTCCACCAGTGCCTGTAACATATGCATCAAATACTACTTGTTGGGTTGCTCCTGCTTGTGCAGTATGTGTAAATCCATCTGCTGTAAATGCTGAAATCCAACCATTTGATGTTTCAGCATCTGAAGAAGGAGGTTGAAATTCTTTTGAAGAACCTCTTAAACTATCTACAAGAACATGATTAGTGCTATTGTCTGTTATATTTTTTATCCAAGTAAAATCAGGTTTAAAGTTAATGCCTGTTACGCTAAAACTTGCACCTGATCCAGTGTAAACTTTGTTTTGAAAATGATCGTTTGGCTGTTCATCTTCGTTAGCAGACAGCGTAACATCGGGTAGGTTAGATGAGCATAGTGCTAAATAACCACTAGGAGGTGCATAATAAAAATCTCCTTTACCATTACCATCACTAGAATTTGTTGAACCACTTGTTTTGTTGTATGCAAAAGTTGAATCTTGACCAAAATTTAAATATGTTGTTATTGGACTAGATTGTGCAGATTCTCCCACCATTGGAAAATATGGTGTTGCAGTTAAACTTGTAAAAGCAGTTCCTTGAGAAACATTATTTTTGTAAAAAGTTAATGTTCCATTATCGGCATCAAATGCTACACCAATTATGTCACCATTTTGAAATGTCGCACCATAATTTGAACCACTATTATTATTGTATTTTTGCCCATTGTGTCCTGCATAACCATAAGCATGAGCATCTCCCCCTAAATAATTATCTAATGAGGCAGAAGCAGTACCTATACCAACCATAGAATCATTATCAGTAGCCAAGCCTTCAAAATACCATTTTCCACTAGTCATTCCAAACGTTGCTCTTGTTGCATAGTAACCTGCCCCAACTCCACTTTTTCCAGTAAATTTTAAATTTCCCTCTGATAAAGTACCTCCAGATAGTTCAAGAGCATTTAAAACTGCAAAATTATTAGTAGGCGAATCAGGCACGATATCCCAACTATCTAAGTGATAAGCAGTATAATCATTACTACCTGCACTATCTTCTCCAATAGCATTACTATTTCCAAAATTTAAATAAAATCCGTTATTACCATAAGTTAAGCCTGATACTGCTTTGGGTATCCAAACCCCTTGCTTCGTCTCTCCGAAGGTAGTAGGTGTTAATTGTTGTCCATCAACAAAGTGCATCTCAGCCATGTAACCTGTAAAATGACTTCCTACTCTTTCTTTACCAATAGTAATTACATTAGTGGCAGTAAGTAATGTTGAGTTATAAGTAGCAGATGCGATGGTGTTTGTTGATAGTGTTTGTCTAACTCCGTTAACATAAATTATTGCTTTATCGTCTGTAGTAGAGTTAGAATGATCAACTGCACAAACTACATGATACCAATTACTAGTATCCCGAAATGCGTTATTTGTAATTATAGAAATCCTAGTAGCACTACTAGCATAGTGTGTGTACTGAAGATTATCATTGCTAAAAGTTAATTGTTCTCCATTGACATTAGATGAAATTATTCCTGCATTTGAGCCTTCAGCATGAAGAACACTTCTTTTTATCCAAACGGATAATGTCCACTTATACGCACTCGTTGGAGTAACTGCTGCTTTTGTTAGATAAGAACTGTCTGTGGTGTTTGCATTTGGTCCTTCATTAAAACGTAAAGAATCAACTAACGTTTTTGTATAGAATGAACCTATAGCATCTCCACTACCATAACTTTTAATTATTGACATTAAGTTAATGCTCCGGATGATGAAATCATTATGCTGTCATTTCCTGATGCCGCAGTAACAAAGTATGTTAACATATAAGTTCCTGCCGCTTGTATGGCAGTTAATGTATCTACGTTTATTGCAATCGTAGCTGCTGGGGTTATAGCGTATGCACTGCCTAGTACTAATTTAATTGTTCCTGATTGACCTACAGATGAAGCGTTTTGATTAGCAAATCCTAAACTAGTAATAGCACCTGTTGCAGTTAATGTAAAGTTGTTATTAGCAGATAAATCAAAAGTAACTGTACCACTTGTACCACTTGCAGCAGAAGGTGTTCCCGGAGTAGCTCTACCTGTTACGTTTACATCATTTGTTATAGTAACATCATTTGCAAATGTAACATCTCCCCCATCTGCAACTGTCATTGCATCATCACCATCTGTGAATGCAATCTTAGTTGTTTGCACTTCTCCCGGAACATTTACATCTTGATTAAAGATAGCCTTACCTGCCTCCGACATATCTAAGGTTAAAGCTGTTATTTCATTTGTTGCGTCTTGTCCTTTTATAATAAAGTCTTTGTCATCAACATCAGTAGTAATTACAAAATCACTTGAAGAATTTGTAAACTTCGCAATCGTTGTGCCACCATCTTTAAATATAATATCAGCATCGTCTGCATCAAGAACTATATCACCACCTGAATCAAGTGTAATTGGATTTGCTGCAATGGTCACACCTGTTGTGCCATCGTGTGTAATTGTTGCGTCAGCACCTGCACCTAAACTAATAAGAGCACTATCTGAATTTAAAACTAAATCATCTCCTACAGTTAAATCGCCAGAATGTGTAAATCCTACGTGTGCAGTTACACCTGTTGCTGATATAGTTAGTTGAGGTGTAAGATTACCCTCAACTATGTTACTTATAATAACATCACTGTCTTCAACTCCTGTTGCGTTGTCTGTTATCTTAGTTTTAATCTCACCCATGATAACTGGATTATTAGCAACATTATCACCTTTAAACTGTATACTACCTATTGTATCATTTATAGCAGAATTATCATTATCTCTGTCTAATACAAGAATAGGTCCTGCATTTGCATCTGTATTAGAACTTGTTATAGTTAAACCAGTATCTGCTACATGGGTAATTGTTATATCGTTATCTACACCAAATCCTAAAACAGAAGCGTCAGTGTTTAAATGTAAATCATTACTAACTCTAACAGTAGTAGCAGTTAAATCTAAAACACCACTAGAAGATTGATGCACTTTAGTATTAGCACTACCAAATTGTAACTCACGTGTTGAGTTTAATAATAAACCCGTATCATGCACGTGGGTTAATGTTACATCATCCCCTGCACCAAAGTTTATTATAGCACCATCAGTTTTTAATCTTACATCGTCTCCAAAGGTAGCATCAGCACCTACACCTAAACCACCACCTACAATTAATGCTCCATCACTTGTCGTAGTGTTTGCAGTAGTAGCATGAACTGTTACATTTAAATTTTCATCAATAGATATTGCAGGAGTAGTGCCTACAGTAGAACCTTTACCTATTACTAGATCATCAGCACTATCGTCAAGTCCTACATAAAAGTCTTGAGCATTACCATCAAAGACTACTTTAGTATCTTCTTCACCACCATCTCCTATTGTTAACGTAGGTGTAGTGCCATTTATTAATATAGAGTTTGCAGTAGTTAATGTGCCATTTAAAGTTAGTCCAGTATTTGCCGCATGAGTTAATGTTATATCATCAGCTGCACCAAAACTTAAAACTGCACTATCTGACTTTAACTTTAAATCATTACCTAGTACTGCATCTTTAACTACAGACAGACCACCATCTGTTTGCAACGAACCATCAGTAGTCGTTGTTGCATCTGTAGTGTCTTCTGTCTTTATAATACCACCTGCAGTTAAAGCATTAGACACATCTACTAAAGAACTAGCATTTAAATCAATAGTTGCTTCACCATCTATTCTTAATACTCCATCTCCTGATTGTTGTATAAAAGAAGCAACGTCACCAAAAGTTAATTTGTTAGTACCATTAAGTGTTAATCCTGTTCCATTGGTATGTGTTAAAGTTGTATCGTTGGCAGCACCAAAACCTAACACAGCATCATCGGTGTCTAATTTTAAATCATTACTAATTAAAACAGCAGTTGATGCATTTATATCAACGGTAGGTGCAGTTATTTGTAGTTCAGTATCAGCATTAATATCTAATTGACCATTGGCTGAAGAACCAATATTTAAATCAGCATCTCTAAATTGAATAACATTAGCTGTTAATAATCTTAATCCTGTATCAGGTATGTGAGTAATTTTTACATCTTGATCGTTACCAAAGAAAATGTTTTTATTATCAGCTAAATATATATCTCCCCATTCTTTTGAAGTTGTTCCTAAAGATACACTTCCTGCACTTGCTCCTATTCCTAATTCAATAGCAGTAGAAGCTATAGTAAGAATATTAGCTCCCGGACCTAGCTTCGTTATAGGGCCACCTTCTCCTGCAGTTCCATCGTGAGAGTGTCCACCCGTACCATCAAATGCCGATTGTAAGGCAGTGTATTCTGTAGTAAAATCTTCTGATCGGATAATACTTCCTGATTGTATGTTACCACCAGTGGTAAATGTATATGAATTTCCCATGTTATCTTCTCTCGTTAGTTGTGTATTCTAATGTCGCAGAGTCAAGTGAAAAAGCTGGATTGCTATCGTTACTTGTGATATTTATAGCAGCAGTAAATCCTGAACCTATTAGCTGAGATTCAAATTGACTTTGTGTATTAGCAGACCCATATGTAGCTGTATTAAAAACAGCATTAGGATCATTAAAAAAGAAAGTGTCACTAGCTGTGCTTGAAAAAGTTATGCTATTAGGCTGAAAATCAGTATCCTTTTCAAAGTCTAATTTTAAACTAACAGTAGTATCAACACTTCCTGTAGGCTCTGTGTATAATATTAACTTATAAAATGTCTTTCTAATTCGTGGATCATTTACAGGAAAGAAAGGAGATTCGTAAGTAGCAGATATATTAGTGCCATCAAATGAGTTTCCTGATTCTAATCTATATACGTAACCATCATCATTAGCGAAGTAGATAAATTCTGTTTCACTGTCATATGAACTGTGAGCAACAAAAGAGTTTATGCCTCTTGTCTCTGCCCATGCCATGCCTTCACCACCTTGAGCAGCAAATTGTGTTCCAATTATACCTAAAGCAGAAGCATCAGTAAATCCTGCGTTAAATCCAAATATTCTATACTGACTCTTTTCTCTTATAGTTATACTTGAAAAAGATGTTGAGTTAGCAGTAAACTTCGTAAATTCAGGCTGAATAGTTTTAGATACTACAGCTAAACTAAAGTCACCAATTCTTTCAGTTGCACCAAGAAGCCTTAATCCATCAGCAGCCAAGAACATAATATCACCACCAACTTCTTGAACTGTGTCAGCGGCAATTGCTCCTACATCGTCTGTTATTGCATCTAGCCTAAAAGTTTGGTTTGTGTTGCCTGTAAACTTTTTTATACTATTCTGAGAAAATATAATTAACTGTTCACGAAAAGTAATTATATCTGTAACAGTACCATCAAGATCAAATGTATCACTACCACTAAAGTCATCACTTGTTGAACTAGCAGGACCTGAATAAATAACAGTGTTACCAACTACAACAAATAATCTTTCTAAATGTACAGTTACAAAACTTGCACCTGTAAAGTCATTACTTAAACTTGTTTGTTGTGTTAACGAATTACCATCATATATAAAAGGCTTTCCGTTACCATCTACTATAAAAAGTTTATCTGTTCCCGTAAAATTATATTTAGCAAATCTTACTTTGCCTGAACCACCTAAGTTAGTTCCACCACCTGTTAATTCTCCCCATCCACTACCTGTAGATCGCCAAAGTTGATTTCCTCTAGCAGCTATAACTGCTCCACCAAAACGTACTAAACCTCTTATTACTCCACTTCCATTAATTGCATTAGTATCAGCTTTAGAAAAGCCTTCTATTTTTCTGTAGCCACCTTCTATTGAAGGTTCAAAGTTTAAGAGTGTAGTAGCACTACCGGGAGCATTAATACCTTGCTGTAAAGGACTAATGTTCTTTAATAAGCCACCTTTAAATTCAACGGGGAATGTTTGCCAAGAATCTGCCATTCAATTTCCATATATATAGTTGTACATATTTACTTGAAAAAGTCAAGGATTTAAGGTAGAACTCACGGAGGTTCTAGCTATCATAGTTGATCTTACATAATCATATCTATTGATTAATAAAGACCTCATATTCTTTATACCTTCTTCAAATTTATCTTTTGCTATCATAGCATCTTGAGAGTTGCCTCTAAACAAGTAAGCGTAGTGCATTGCACCATCTACTATAACATGAGCAAATCTCTCGGGAACTATAGGAACATCTGTAGCATTTTCTAAATCTACAGGTATTCTATAATATTCATACACTAATGTGTATGCTTTATCAGGTGGAGGTATAAGACCGTATTCTTGATTAGGTGTTCTAAAAACAAAATCAGGAACTCCTGAACCACCATTGTCTTCATCATATTCATGATGTATATATTTTTCTAAATATTCTTCATAACTTAATATTCTAAGTTTCTTTGTTGATACACCTAAAGCAGAGCTTTCTTTTATTCTAAATGTATTAACATCTAATATTTTAGAATCATCAGGCACACCATAACGCAACGTATGTGCAGTTAGTACATCTTCTTGTGTTACGTGATTATAGGGCCAATTGTATTCGTTTTGATTTATGTAACGAATAGATGAATTTATAGAATCTTTTGCTTGAGCATAAAATCCTACAGCCGATGCAAAATTACTTGATGTTAATTCTACTTCATTTAGTCTTCTATTTATTTGATTAACTAATCCTAAAAAATTATAAGCCATTATTTTTCCCTCACTTTAAGTTTAACACTTCGTTCTGCTTGGCTTCCTGTGCTATCTGTAATCCTACAAAAGAAAGTATATTCTAAATTATTTGTTCCAGAACCTATATTTATTGTTGCAGTTTTACCATCACTACTTTGTGTTTGCGATACATTCTGTATACCATTTACAGTAGCTCCCCCACCTATTGTTGTTTTTACTCCACTTGCATTATTAACCGACCATACAACACTACTTATAGTTGCCGAGCCAAGAAATCTTGACCAATCAATACTATAGTCTAATTGTTCGTCAGGGTCTTTATTGGGCCATCTAAATGACATTGTTATCTCCTATGCTGCTACTCTTACCGTTCTTTCGGCACTTGTTGTTTGTCTTTCTACATATACCCTTCTATCTTCAAAGGGTACAAATATTGTTCTATCTCCTGTTGTTGTCTGCCTCTGAGCAAAAGCAACTCTAGGAAACGCTGAAACATTTACTGTTCTATCTAATGATGTAGTTTGTCTTTCTACATATACTGTTCTCTTTTGAGAGAAGGTATCTTTTACTGCTTCAAAATCAAATATTACACCTACAGCAGTTGTGTTCGTTGATATGTTAGCTTTTGTTGATGTAGCTGTTAATGTAAAAGCAGAATCGGCTGATAAACTGACGTTTCCTACATTTGTTTTAGTGCTAACACTTTCAGATATAATTTCTGTAATCTGAGGTTCTACAGTTCCAATATTAGTTTTAGAACTTATTGCTGTTAAAGTTAGTGAACTGTCATTTACACCTGTTGTATTAGTGCTTATAGCACCTTTAGTACTTACTGCTGTTGCTACTACAGAACTGCTATTCTTAGGAGTTACTGTTCCTACATTAGGCTTTGTACTCAAGCCTTGTAATATGACTTCAGTAACTTGTCCTTCTACTGTACCTATTCTTGTTTTAGTAGAAGTTGCTGTTGCAACAACCAAGCTGTCATTTACAACTGTAACACTAGTATTTATGTTAGGCTTAGTTACTACAGCAGTAGCAGTAACAGAGCTATCGTTTGCTCCACTAGCACTTCCGATTTTAGTAGGTATCTCAAAACTTCCTACTAGTATAACGCCTTCACTTAAAACACTAACAGCACCAATTCTTGCTATACTTCTGCAACTTACCCCAGTTAATATTACAGTAGGTGATACTGTTCCTTGTGAGGCAAAAGGTGCTTGGCTAAAGGTTGAACTAGCAAAAGACATTTATTACTCTTCCTTTGGTGCTACATAATCTGCAACAGTTCCATAATCACCATTTACTGCGTTTGCATAAATTTGTCTGCCATGTGCTTCAATGTCATTTGGATCTGCCATAAAAGAAAGATACCCATCGTTTTCTGTTATTCCTATACTAGAGTAATGAGAAAATTTACAATCTAATTGTATTAAAGTTTGTTCTTCGTTTGCCCAAACTGGATTTTTAGCATCAACTAATGTTGCATTATTTCCTCGTATTTTTATTGTCATTATGAAATCCTCTGAAAGACTGTGCCATGCACTGTACCAGATTCTGTTACTCCATGCACTCTCCAAGTACCACTTAAATTTGTAGTTCCACCATTATAACCATTTCCATTTGTCCATTTCATACCACTCGCTGCTTGACTACCACCTGACCCACCACTGTGAGCAGTGCCTGTTCTACAAAATGCAAAACTTCCTACAACACCTATGGCTACTACAGGAATATCTGTGCCTGTTACAGTAGTACCACCAACTATTAAAGCCATTTACATTTCCTCCAATTTAAATTTGTATTTCTTCCCATTTAATCTATTTAATAAAAACAGATCATCAGCACCCTCTTGTATAGTCCAAGAACCTCTAGTGCCATCTACTTCGTTATCTCTTGATCTAGTGTTGTTTAAGTTTATGTCACCAGTATATATATCTCTCCATTGTTTTGAAGAAGAACCTAAATCGTGAGTATCGTCATCGTCAGGTAAAATGCTTCCGTCTACTGTAAAAGAATTACTAAAAACAATACCCCCTGAAATATAAAGATTTCCAGTTCCTAATTCTTGCATATAAGTATCACTTCCATTATGTGTTATTCTAAAGTCTCCAGAAGTACCCCACCAAGCTGATACGTTATCGTAAAATTTAAATCTACCATACCAATAATCCCAAACTGTGTCTTTACCAGAATTTCCATTAAATATAAAGTTACCAGAGGTGTCTGTTCCACCAGCCATAGCTGTAAGCCTTACAGTTGTATTATTATACACTAATTGACTAGGAGTACCACCTCCAATACCTAAATTTGCTGGTGTAATTTTTTTCATTACTCCACCGTCATTAATTAAAACATGGTCAGCGTCATTCACAGATGTTGTGGTTGTTGGTGAAGAAGCAGTTCCTGTCGTAAGAATAGTATTGCCTTCTATTGTTACAACTCCAGCACTTGATCTTGAGAAAGTCGTATCAGTATTACCTAAACTTATATCACCATATACTGTACCACCATCAAGAGGTAAAAAATAATTTTCCATTCCCCTAGAATTATAATCATATGCAACTATACTTTGAATTCTAATTTGTGATGAAGCTGTTGCCTTTCCGAAAGTATAACGAATAGCATTTGTAGCAGTACCCCCACTATCAAAAGTACAAGTATAAACTGTTTTTTTACTGCTATCATTTAAACGTGTTGTCCAACTACTTCCACCATTTGTACTTGTTTCAATAAGCATACTAGGGGGAGCAAAGTTATCATGACCAAAAACAACACCTGTATAGGCTGAATAAGCTAAATTTTTTGGTAAATTTGTTAATGTAAGAGTAATTGTGCTACCGTTAACATCAACATTATTAATACTACAAAAATCACCACTCGCATTAAACAAAGTACTAGTAGAAGTAGAAGAAGGATCATGCCCACCATATAATCCTGACCATGCATACGAACCACCTCTTTCAACAAAATGTCCTAAATCATTATGTAAAAATGGATGAAATACATGATTATCAACTTCTGGTGGATTTCCTAAATTTAATGCACCAGCAGTGGGAAGTCCTGTGGTTGTTGTGCCACTAGGGAAAACAGTAGCACTAGTCATAACTGCATTTCCACCACTAGTGAAGTTTAGTGCGTTTACAGCAATATTGCTATCACTCTGTCCTAATGTAATAGTTCTACCAGTAACTCCTCTTATCTCACCATTTTGTTCAAAGATAATATCTACATTTGCAGAACCATCACCTATGTACACATCAGCACTAGTATCACCGATATTTAAACCACCTCCCGGTGCAGTTATATTTAAATCACCTGAAGAGTTTAATTCTATTTTGCCATCTACATTTCCCGAACTGTCTTTAAATTCTATTTTACGACTTGCTGGGGTAATTAATACATCATCGGACATTATTTTATTCTTCCTCCTAATCTTATTTTAAAATCTGTAAAGTTGTTTCTAACCTCTGGTGCAAATGATATTTCAGCAGTACTATTAACTGCTGCCATAGCAACTACTTCATAAGGTTTACTAAATCCTATTTCTAAGTTTCTCATAAAATATCCTTCTTGATCTGCACCATAGTAATTAAACACACCAATATTGAGAGTTCTAGAGTAATTTTTGGCAGGAATGGTTAATGTCTTAGTTTGATAATTATCTCCTATCATACCAGAGTCATATGAAACATTATAATACTGACCAGCACCTCTAGCATTTCCAGCACTACTATTTCCAATTCTATTGTCATCAAGACCACTTAAATTTTCAGAAGAATATATTCTTGGATATTGTGTATAACTTGTACCAGTCGGTGCTCTTAAAGCACATCTTGCTATTACAGTTGTTCCAGCAGGCACATAAACATTATGCCCAAATCCAACCCATGTATCATATGCTCTTCTTCTAACAGCCCATGCTCCTTCTTCTTCATGCCATATTCTTCTTACTCTATAGTTATATTGTGCAATTCTATCTATTTCAAAACCATATTCAGCTACTGTAACAGAAGCATCTCCTATACTACCTCTTTGTAAATTTGCATAAAAATGACCTTCTTGAGAAGTACCTCCGTGATCTCCTACTCCAGCATCATCTACTGCTTCAATAGTTGTTTGTTCTTCTACTCTAGAATATAACATTTTCCATTGTTTACCATAAAGACCGTATCTAATGCCTTTAACATCCCATGCATAAAACCCATCTGCTTTATAATTATCTGCACCATTTGAATTCATTGCATAATGATTAGTAGTGTCAATTATACAATGATGATAGCCTTCATTTGGTTCATATTCAGTTGGACTATGAGACATTCCATAATAATTTCTATTCATATAATTATAAGCAAATGCTTGATATTCTCTTTGTCCATCACACCGAGCACCTCGTTGATCACTTCTTGCAGCAATACAATTATAAAACGCTTGACCAGATTCCCACCAAGAATGAAGTCCGTCATTTGAATTGTAACATACAGCACATCTAACTTGAGCGTACCTTGATTGCCAAAGCCAAATACCTGAATGATCTCTATTAGCTACAAATGTACAAGTAAATCCTTCTAACCAAGGTTGTTGCTGCCATTGAGGGATTTGTTCTGTGAGAGATACACTAATTCCATTATTGTTAACTTGTGATACTTGTGAGTTACCTCTACCTCTTAAAGACCATCCTGAATAAGCATTATTATTTGTATTTCCTATATCTTTAAAATAAACATCTTTAATAATTGTTGTTTTACTATATGCACCATCACTTAAATATTCACTATAGTAATATGTTCTATCTGAAGTAGTCAAACCACCTATTATAATATTACGAGTAAGACGTGTAACAAACGCATTTACTCTTGCAGTATAAGATGGAGCACTTGATAATGTAATATTATTGCCATTTATACTTTGAATAATGTGCTTGTATTCATATGAGTCATAACCTATATTTGATGTTCCGTCTGCATCTTGATACGGATAAGCTAAAAATATCTCATCTCCTACTGCAAATTTATTTGCGTTTGCAACTGCTATTGTTGCACCAGTAGACTCACTTGTTATTCTTGTTGCTACTTTTCTAACTTTATCTCCAGATATATGAATCTTTTCCGTTCCAGTTAAATAAACAATTTCACCAACAACCGAACCAGTAACAGCAGAATCAAGAGTTATTTCATTAGTTGATAAATTAATAGATGATATTTGTTTAACATTTCTATTAGAACCTGTTCCAAATATAACATATTGTCCAAATCTATGTTTTTTAGCGTTATTAACTGTAATCGTTGCACTATTCACAGCAGATATCGTTACATCATCAGGACCTACAAAATGCCTAAAGTAAATAGTATTTCCATCTATATCATGAATAATAAACCCCTCATCTCTTAAAGAAGAGGCAGCACCGTTAGAAGCACCCATTGCAGTTTGATGATCAAATATTGCAATCCATTCACCAACAGCAAAGTTTGATGCACTTGCAACTGCTAATGAAGTTGAGTTTTCATTTTCTTGTGCAGATAATGTTGTTGAAGGCATTCCATCAACACCCTCTAAAACCATATGTGCATCAGTTTCATTTTCTTGCCACAATCCATGTTGAGCACTATTATTACCATCAAATAATATTTTAGTTGTTACTGCACCACTATTATCACAAAGATGTAAACACCCACCACCTTTGATATAAAGTCTACCGTTCATTCTTAATTCTGTGTTTACAGATTGACTATTCTTTAACATACCATAAATGTATGAATCGCCAAACCCAGAGGAGATACTAAATGCAGTATCTAATGTCACAGTATGACCTGCAGCGATATTAAATGTATCATCATTAGCAGATGGTGAACCACCACCTCCCCAAGTAGCTGAAGCTGTAAAGTTACCTGATTGTGTACTTGTATAGGCTGCCACTATTCGTTATCCTCTAAATTTTGCATACGTTGATCATCTCCATCTAATGCAAGTTCACGATTAATAAGAATCGTAACAACCTTATTACCGTCTTCGTTTAGTTTAATAGAGATATCAGTATTATCATAATCATCATCTACATTAATAACTTTATTGTCTGAATCTATTTCAAACTTAACTCTCATATTCTACGTCAAACCCTTCTGTATCTTTACGATTACCTTGTATAAAATAAAAACAATCTATTTTTGTAGCTGAAGTATTTTCTACATAAACTTTGTTGTCTCTTATTTCTTTGACATATAACTGTTGCATATGTCCTTTTGGGGTTAATTGTGCTGTGATGCTATCTTCATGTACTAATCCTGTCCAATAGTCAGGTAGCTCTATTACATTCTCATCTGTAAGTATTCCACGAACATATACACCGTGTTCAGGACCTTCTAATGATCCATGCTTCAATCTCATATTATGCTTTGTTGGGTGCTCAATGTCAAATGATTTAGTTGTTGCTGATAATAATCCTGTAACAGTTACACCAGTAGAAGTAGTTTCTAATTTTTTAACATTATTGTGATATAACTCTACTGCACCATTTGTTATAAAACTAGAGACTTTTTCACCAGTATATTCAGTATAGCCAGAAGGCACACTAGTTGTATCTTGAATTACAGTAGTATTCCAAGTTGTATCAGTATAAGCACCACGCTGGAAAAAGCACAGATTAACACCAAGTTTATGAATACTACCAGTCTTTCCTTTTATAAGTAGTTTAATAGTATTAGTTGAAGTATTAATCCACAACACTGGCTCTACATAATCATCACCTATTTGATGAGAAGTATATCCAATTTCCCTAGAAATACTTCCAGAACTAGAATAGCGAATACCTACTTTAATATCTAATACTTGTATATTTTGACTAACTTGTGCCATTAAAGTTCCAACAAAATTATAATTAGAACTATTAGCAGTAGGATTAATGGTTGCAATTTCAATATATTCACCAGCTACAAAGTAACTACTTGATTGATAATCTTGTTGAAAGTTTTCAAAACCTCCGTTTATTTCACCATTGCCTCGATTAAGTTGCACACTACCACTAGCATTAGGTATGGTAACAGTTCTATCTGCTGTAGGGTCTTGTACTGTAAGTGTAGTTTCAAAATCATTATTTGTTGCACCTTCAAAGATTAAATCTGAATCTACTCCAAGTACAACATCAAACGCTTGTACTCCTATATCAGTAATATTATTAGGATTACCAGTATGATGAATTGTACCAATACCAACTAATTTATTAAGTTCAGCTGCAGTAGCTGTAACTGCTGTGCCATCTATAGCTAGTCTATTTGGTTTAATATCAAATAATAGATTATTACTAACTCTTGCTACTTCATCGCCATTTGTTCTTTGAAAGACTATTGATTTATTACTTTGATTTGGTTTTATAATTGCATTACCAGCATTTTGTTTTATATTAAGAAAATCTAATCCATCATCTTGAAAACTAAAAGTACCACCATTAGCATCAAAAGTTACGTTACCATCAATGTCTAGTGCAAAGTTTCCTGCATCAGATATAGTGCTACCACTAATTAAACTAATATTATTATTATTATCTATTACGACAGATTTCTCAGCAGGAAGAGTACAAAATATCTCTCTTGTTCCTGCAGACCAATTTACTTCGTTGTCACTATTGCTTGATTGTAATATCGTTGTACGAGCTAAAGTTGTACCACTTGCTGTGTAAGTACCTATACCTACTTCAAAGTCAGTACCATCTGTACAACAATAATAGGTTGTATTTGAATTACCAATAGAACCAAAAGACTCAAATCCTGTAGAAGCACCTCCAAGTGTATACGTGCCTGTACCTGTCGTAGAAGTCGTTTCTTTTACTCTATCCGATAAAATAAATGCCATTTATGTACCTATTAAGATGGAGGGTCTAATCTTATGATTGCAGTTGCACCACCAGAACCTATTGCAGGAAATTGAACGGTTAAGTCACCTGCTGTTGCAGATATTGTACCACCAAAACTTATTACTGCTATAGCTTTATTAGAAGCACTTGAATTATAAATAATACAGCCTTCAGCTTGACACGTTACATTAGAAAATACTTCATCGTCTATGTCAACAAAAGCTCTACCTGAAGATGCATCACTAGAAATAGATATGTTATCTAAAGTTTGTCCACCTGCAGAATAGTTAGTTCCTGTAGTCTCATCTGAGTTTCCAGTTACGTTTGAATAATTAGTCGTAGTCTTATCATATGTTCCTGAAGAAGAAGGTTTTATTAAAGCTAGTTTAATTGTATGAGAATCTAAATCGTGAATGCCTCCCAACAATTCAGTTTTAAAACTTGTGCACAAAGCTGTTGTTATTGCCATGTTATCATCCTTATAATAAAAAGGGGATGAGTCACCCCACCCCCTCTAAACGCATACATATACTTATAAAAAATAAGTTATGCTAAAGTGTCTCTGTCAACTTCGTTGGCAGACATATCGCCTTGGTCGCTGATATCCATCATTGCTGCATAAACACGGATTTTACCTGCACTAAAGGATGCACCACTACCTGCTAATAACACATCAATTGTGTCATCAGAAGTGGAAGCAGTTAAACCTGTGATTGCAATCTGAGGAGCGTAAGCACCATCCGCTGCACCATCAATATCAAAAGTTGCAACAAACTCATCAACGTCACCACCTGTAAAACCGAGTGATGCAGTTGCGTCTGTTCCAGTGTTCATAGTTGCACTGTTTACAACTTGAAGACCAGCAGCTACAACAAGAGTATTAGCTGGAACTGTGATAGCTTGAATGGTATCACCGTTAGGATTAATACTATTAGCAGTTAAGTCAATAACGTTATCTACATAGTATACGTTTCTGCCTCTTTGGGAGTTGCCAGAAGCGGCTTTTAAAGCAGCTGTAATATTCGCCATAATTAAATCTCCCTTATGCTAAGTTATAAGCAGCAGTAACGATTGCCTCAGGTCTGAGAATCTTTCTGCCATACAAATGCATACCACGAACAATGTCAGCAAATGAATCAGGGTCTCTGTAAGACTCTGTTTTGTTGATCTGCTCTGCAGTAGCTACTGCTGAACTGTGTCCAGCGACAATGATTCCAAAGTTTGAAGCATTTGAACCACCTGTTGTAGAAGGACCTGTGCCTAATGTAGGTAGGTTGTTAGATGTATAAACTTGGAAACCGTGTAGATTATTAAGAACGAGACCATTCTGTAATCCTGAACCACCAAAATCTGAATTTAAAAGTCTTGAATCTTCGTCTTTTAAGATTTCAATGAATACAGGGTCAAGAACAAGCCATCTTCCTTGAGTGTCAACATTCTGTTGATCCAATAATCTAGCCATACGTGCTATAACCTGTAAAGGAAAAGCATTACCTGTAGTGCCTGATTTAGCTGCAGTTGCTCCACCTGCTCTTGGCTCAAGACCAATAGATTGGTTAGCTGTTCCTGCTGTGCCATCAGTTTGGGTAAAATCAGAAGCATCTATTGACATAGAAGCTAATAATTCTGCACCAACTAAGTTCGCACCATCAGATGCAGTTGATACTGCTTTTACACCATTAACGGTAGTATTTACAGTGTCTGCTACACCATGTATAGCTGATTGCTTAAAACCTGACATATAGCCAAGAACTTCTTGGTCAAATTGGTCAGATAGTCTGTAAGCTGCTCTGTCACTTGCTAGTGAAGAAAAGTTTACGTGAGAGTGAGCTTCTTCAATATCATCAACCTTGAAAGCAAAGTAGTTAGCTTTATCAATAGTTAATGAGAACTCCTCATCGTCAAGGTCTTGAGGTGTAATAGTTGTACCTCTAGCATAAGACTTGACAGTAATTTCAGGTTCTTTGATAACCTTAACAGAATCGCCCATATTAGCAATTTCACCGAAATAATCGGAGTTAGTAATTGCTTCAACAATAGATGACTTACGGAATGCAAGTTGCACCTG